TCCATATCTTAGAGAGATGTTCTTCAAAATAGGTCAACCATTTCACATTGTTATAGCATTGCACAATGTTTTTGTCGATATACCTCTCTTGCCCATTGATATGCGCCAGCACTTCGTCTAAATTGGCATACCGGACACCCGCCAACATGCGATGCACAATGACATCAAAATAGCGTCGAATAGGAGATGTGAAATGCGTATAAGTGGACAATCCAAGACCGAAATGGCCCGCTTGTTGGTGGTCATAGACCGCCGGTTTATAGTTCTTGATGGTCAGAATGGAGTCCATGGTGCGGTTGCCTGTGAAGGGAATCAGTTCCATCTCGTCTTTGACACGGCAATGGTAGCGTTGCGGTAGCAAATCTTTGACATGCTGACTTACTGTAAGGTTCGTAAGGACCATCAGGGTCTCAATCATGCGATGAGCGTCATCAAAATAATCTTCCAAGATGGCATGGGTTAGTTTGCCATTGCTCTTATCAACATGTAGTTTGACATGGGGAATATTGAATGTTTCTCTCCTCCATCGAAGATAGAAAGTCATCAAAGCTGGGAAACGACTCAAATCTGCATTGAATTCTGCATAAGTGTATCTCTTTTTCACTTGAATAATCGAAGGGTAGAGAGAATGTTGGAGAATGTTCTGAGTAGCTGCGTCAATGTCAAATTCTACAGTCACCACGTTTCTCTCTTCCCCAGCAATCAAACTGAGTTTGTCTTCAGCTAAATGATGTGGAAGGATGTTCTCAATGTGCTCTGGTAAGTACAATGTAAAGGCGCATTGTTGTGCACGCAGTTCTTCCGCACTCAGTTGTCCAATCTGATGGTGTGCGTCGACGATGTGCACATACAATTTGCCGGTGTCGGCATCAAAGCTGATTGCATCATCGAAATCCTTGGACTCGGTGGGGTCGACGGTGAAGGTATCTAGGTGTGTTAAATTCTGTATGGGAAGTATATAGCAAGAAGGTTGCTCAAGAGATGCGTAGAGGGGGGACACTCTGCAAGAGAAAGCCTGCTCTTCGTACATGGTGAGAAAGAGGTCTTTGTCGTTCTCTCTGTTGCGTATAGAGTCATATACTTTCAGGATATCAATGCGCTGAATATCGACCACTTTTAGAAGAACAACCGAAAATACATTGAAAGAATGAGTTTTGTTTGGAAGAGCTAGAGAGAAATATTTAGGCAGGCCAGGGATAACGACGGATACGTGGTTTGTTGTAAGCGACTTTACGATGGCCATGTAAACACGGGGTTCTCTCTTGACAATTCTGAGGATACGTAATTTGTTGGTGACAGGTAGGACTTCATACTCCACGGTGTCGTTTGGGAGCAACGAGTGCAAGCAAGAAGAGTCATCGATTAGACGTTTGTCATGTAATACAACGTATCTGCCGTGTATGTTGGCTATCTCTCCTCGTTCCATTGATAGATAGATAGAACAATGACAACCACAGTGTTTATTATTTTTTTGTCGATATAAGTTATATTTGCTTTTACTAATATGTTGATGAACAAGCTTGTGGTGGAATTTTTAGGGACAATGTTCTTGATGTTCGTTATTCTTGCAACCGGAAATTGGCTCGCAATTGGCCTTGGTTTAGCCGTCCCCGTGCTGTTGGGTGGAGCCATTTCCGGGGGTGCGTTCAATCCTGCAGTGGCTATTGCCTTGTATGCAGCTGGAAAACTTTCCAAAGCGGATGTATTGCCATACGTTCTGGTCGAGATTTTAGGCGCATTAGCCGCTTTTTATTGTTACAAACAATTGATTCGAGCTTTAGTAAAACAAGCTTAAGAAAATTTTATATTAATTTCTTTTTGTAATATATAATTACCAGACAAATGAGCAGAGCAAGACATGGTACAAAAAGAAGAGGCAGAAAGGTGCGGCGAAATGTGACGAAGAGAGGAGGTGGTAATGATGGTGATGGTGTTCGTGATGGTATTATGGCCTATTTCAGCAGTTTATTAGACCCAAACCCTAACCAAGGTGCCGTGGAACCGACGCCAATGCTACCTATTACAACACCTATTACAACACAAATGGCTTTGACACCAACAACACGCACAAATGAAGGAACAACACAAATTCAAGAAGAGCAATTACAACCACCAGGAACCACTGATAATGGTCCCAATGGTGGCAAACGTCGTGGAAGGCGCAATCGTAAGCGTACCCGTCGCGGTGGAGGGGTCTCAGTATCCCCATATGAAGCCCCCATGAATGCTGCACCCATTTCGAACATCCAAATGGCTCAACCCTTGACCATGGTTGGTGGAAAAAGCAAAAAAAAGCGCCGTAGTGGCAAAAAACATTAAACAACCATGATATCCAAAAAACTGTTAAAAAAAATTGACATAAAGGTGACATATAAAGGTGACATAACATGAGATAACCTTATATACATACACACACACACATACACACACATATATGCTATGGAACTCGTCGTTGAATCCGATATCTATGAACCCTCCATTGGAGATGATGGCAACTACTCTGATTACTTGCCACCATCCAGTAAATTTCAGCACGGATTGAGATGTCCATGCGGAGCGCGTAAGGACCATGTGTTCGACTCCCGTCACTGTTTCAGTATTCATATCAAATCAAAGACACATGGCAAATGGCTGTCGGAGTTGAACATGAACAAGATGAACTACTACACGGAGTGTGAAAAGTTGAAAGATATCGTGAGTTCGCAGAAGCAAATTATTGCAAGACTGGAAAAGGAAATCAATGTGAAATTGAAGACCATCGATTACCTGACGAAGCAACTGATGCACCAAGAACAAGAAGAACCAAAGAAGCAGCAAGATGCACTGGATTTGCTTTTATTTGACTGAGGATAAGGACAAGGACCCATACTTGTCGATAACAACCTCTTTAGAAATATTGGATATGATTTTGTCTTGCTTTTCCTTGTCGTTGTTGCCTGCTCCCCCCATCGCCTCAATCACGATTTTGCTGTATTGGTCGGCGTATTGGGAGGAGGACATGTTGCACCCTGGATGCTCTTCTTTGTATTTGGCCAACAAGCGTTGGTTCTTGCATTCGACTTTCCTGATTACTTTTTTGATTTTTTTGTTGTCGGCGTCTTCGCGTTCCCATTTGTCCTCGTCTTTGATATACATGATTTCTCTCTTCTTGTCTGCGCAATGAATGGGACGTTCGGTCACATCCAACGCTTTCAAGTTTCGTACAATAATGTTGGAAATTCCCTCTACATAACCCAGTTCCCCTACGGCCTCCAGGTCGGACAATTGCAGCTGGATAGAGTCGGCAAAATCCATGATGTTCATTGCATTTTTGCAGGTCTCGTTTAAAAAGAACTGCAGGTTGAAGGACTTGTTGTAAGAGTTGCTATTGTTGCTGTTACTGTTGCTGTTGTTGGTGCCATTCTTGAGCACTTCCATCATCAGCGTTTTGAGTTCGGCATTCTCTTTGATTAAGAACATAATGAGGTCATTGTCGAACGGTGGTTTGGAGAGAACATGTTTGCTAGGTTCCTCACTACATGCGGGGGCTTTTTGTGGAGGTTCTTCCAGGTTTGCACTACATTCCAAAATTTCGCTATGTTTGCATATTTTTTTGTGACGAGAAAGGCCTGATTTATGTTTGTATAAATTGCCACATTGACACGAGAAAACGGCATTTTTTGGCATTTTTTTGTTACCATCGGTTACCATTTGGTTACCATTGAGACTGAGCGAATGTTTACGGGTTGATTGATGAACCATGAAATTGGCGAGTTTAGTGCATGTAAAGTCACAATGTTGACAGTAAAAAATTTCGGCATTTTTTGGCATTTTTTTGTTACCCTCTGTTACCATTGAATGATAATAAAAAAATGCCTAAAAGTCCGAACAAAAAATTTTATCGTCACAAATTTTGAATTATTTTTTTGGTCGTGAGACGCTAATTTTTCATTATGGTCACAAATCGTTCTTTTTTCCCATAAAATATCGGCACTTTTCAAAAATGGACAAAAAAAATGTCCAAAATCGAAAAGTCAAAAAACTTTTCCCAACAGAAAAACCAATGACTTTCTCTACAATATGTAGAGAACCCTTTTTTTGACTTTTTTTCAAAATCCATCAAAATCCCCTACATGATGTAGGGACGGACAGGGGGCGTGACATTCTTTAAGAACCTCATAGAAAGGTCCTTTGTTTGCAAATCTTTAAGAACCTCATAGAAAGGCCCTTTGTTTGCAAATCTTTAAGAACCTCATAGAAAGGTCCTTTGTTTGCAAATCTTTAAGAACCTCATAGAAAAACCACATGTTATTGACATGGTTGATTGTCTTATGTTTCTTGTACATACATTCTTTTCCTTATATTCCTTTCCATACATTCCTCCTTTCCTTTCCTTTACATTACGTTATTGAGTGTGGTTGTTAACTATATACGGAGACAATATCATTTAGTTAACATAAGAAGAAAGGGTTACCGTGCCTTGTCCATCAATCTATAAAAAATATACAGTCCGAGACCGCTGAGACCCAGGAAGTACAATTGTGCCAACGGGTCGTCTGGCATCGTCAATACCATTTCATCCCCCTTCGCTGTCTGAAATGTTTCAGTGCATTTTTGGTTTGGATTCAATGGATTGACCCCATTCGGAAAATTGCATGGGTCCATGCTTTGAATATCCGCCAGTGTCACATAGTGTGTTTGAGAAGACTTGACGTTGTCATTGGAAATGGTCTGCATGGTCAATGGTTGACACTTTGGTGTGCTACCGGCAAGGAAAGACCGCATGATGCCAAAAGGGTTCAAGACATTCAAGTTGCCCATGGCACCTGGTATCAAGCCCTTCAGTTCGGAGAAATTCACCCCCATGCCACTAGAGATAAACGGGATGTTTCCCATAGGAACATTGTTGACATAAATGTACCGGTCCACCTTTTGACAGGTCGATACGTCGTTGGGGTCGGTGCAACTGTCAATGGCCGCACATTTGGCCCCCGTTTGCAGGAAAAACTTGTTGCCTAAAGGACCTCCTGTTGCGGACGCTCTGCTATTTCCTGAGACGAGCAACTCAACGTACTGAATCAATCCATCGATATCTTTAGCCGTTTGCTGAAGGGTACCTTCGGAACTCATCCCAATCTGGCTGGGTGTTTTGATATTCCGATAATAAGGGTAGGTAGGCCCCAAGTATTTTTCTTCTACCCCGCTAGCATTCTTCAATACTTCATCGAATAAATTGGACATACTACTTCACTAATCTATGTGAATATATTTATTTTTGCGAACGATACCTAAAATGTTTTTGTTTCTCTCATCCCTTTATGTTCCGGTGATTTCTGGTGCTTTTCCACCTCCAGTCATTTGGTTGGTATAATCTTGTTGGGCTTGCACCATATCGTTGACCTGCTTTTGCAATGTTTGCACATTTCCACTGATGTCTTGCACTTCTTGGTACAATCCATCGTACTTACTGATACGCTCCTTCAAATAGGCAATGTTGCCCGCATTTTGTTGAGCCAAAATCATCGCATTGTCGGGATTGTTGCTATCATATGGTTTGTATTCCGTGTCACCGGTCTCCATTCCTTCGAGTACGGTGTTTCCTCCATATGCTAAAAATATCTGGTAAGAGAGAAGAACAACGAAAAACACAATCAATATATTTACCAATGTTAACATATTTTGTATTTCCATTCCTTCTGTTTATATATATATATATTATACGTCTTTTTTTTTATTTTCTTGCATAATAGTATAATAAAAAAAACAAAAGATATCCATGTCATCTGCCTATTATCCATTAGGAATGAATTCAATGCCTGCTTCTGGCTACACGCACCGGAGCACCTACTATTGCAAGCAATATATACCTTGGAAAGGTACGGGTGCAAACAGTTTTCCCGTCGGAGTCGCTGCCGGCCACATCCGTCCTCTCACGAACAATGACCCTGGAAACAATTTTCCTACTGGATTCGGCCTCCCTCGTCCTATCAAGCATTACCGCAAGGGTCGGGTGGTACCGCCTGCACCCGTGGAGGGAATTGCCAATCTAAACGTCAACAGTCCCAACAGCAACCTCCAATTGTCCATCGATGAAAATGGATTGGTCAATTACAACATGAACCGCTTTGTCAAATCCAGCAAAGGCACTTCCTTGGGTGGCGGATTTGGTGGGTCAGGATTGCTGAACGATATGCAAGACAAACCAGGTGCATTCACCGTCAAGCTCAATCCACCCAACGAAGTGAATGGTGTCGTCCAATTGCAGAGTGATTGCCAGACCTGTGAAGGTGTTGGTATCGTGGCTTCCTACAAGCCCAACAACGGCAATTTGTTGGAGAACCCCGCACCGAATACTACGAACCCTGTATGGTGCTGCAACCAAGAACAGATTGCCAAACAACGAGTACTCTATGCGAGCACCAATTTGAAGAAGAATTATTATACAACGACCAAACAGTATCTACAGAATCGATGCAAGACCTACAACCAAAAGGCATTCAACTTTCTCACTACTCGAACGAATGGCACCAACGCCAATGGTTCCATCAACCCCTATTACATCGCCCTCAGTGGCAACAATGCTCCGGTGCCTGGAAGTCCTCTGGCCTTGACCAACACCTACTTGGCCAATTGCCAAGCTAACGCACCACTCTACGAAGGTTCCGAGAACGCCTTCATCTACCAAGTAATGGGCATCTTGTTGAACGAAGGTATTGTCACCCAGGAACAAGCTACTGCATTTGGTGAGACGGGTATCAATTCCATCCAGGGGTTCTTTGCATGGTTGCAAGGATTACCTCCTGCGCAACGCACCCCGGCCATACAAGTATTTGAATCCTTCATCAACAATCCCTATTGGGGCATGCCACCCTCCGGGCCAACCAACCCTACTGGATGCCAATTGACGGTCTACAAACCCAATAACTACCAGTACGCAAAGCAAGGTGCTGTATCGAGTTCGACGCGATTACTGAAATTGAACGTCGACACCATCTCGACGAATGCTGCCTCTATTCAGAACAACAACAACACTGGTCCACAATTGGTGACCGCCAACCAACTGTATGCCGGGGATGCAAACGTCCTGAAAAACAAGGCGCCGACTTGCAACACTCCTTGGCCATTGAACATGAGCCAATCTGGGCGCTTCCAAAACAAGAAGTTCTGCTATTACCCGGGCCAATTGCCCCAGTACCAATCCTCAGCATCCCAACCGAGTCCGTATCGTTACTTCCCAGGTACGGTGTTCAGTAGCAATCATTACTCGCAATCACCCAACACATACACGACTACCACTGGCAGTGCGGCCTATTGATTTGAGTTATGGTTCCACCCCACTTTCCGTGGCTATGGGCAGAAAGATATTTACTTTCCCAGAGAATCGGTTGCATGGAATTTTGAACTTTTCGCACCATAAGATAGACTTCTGGATATTGGCTTTTTTCACGTTTTCAATTTTGTCGTGTCTGTTCTTGTTTCGATGAATGGAGAGAACCAGTTCCATGGACTCCAGCTGTTGCTGACCAATGATAACGTTTACTTCATCCAGTTTGTTACGAAAATAGCACGGGACATCGTAAGCGAAAAGTCCTCCAACTTCGTTGCGTTCGATGTGAGCAAACACCATCAGTTTCGCAAACATTTCATGTAAATAGGTTTCATCTTTACAGTGAAACCCTTTGCAAACAATGTATTTGCTAAAACTAGCCACATTATTTGGACAAGGTTTGGAAATGTAAACCTTATGGAAGAGAGAAGACAACAGAAAAATGCCGTCCACGACTAGCTTCTCAAATATCCCTGCTAAATGTATCACCGCAACACCATCCGCCGCTTGGTGACAGATGACCACCATCAATGCCTTGATGAAGGATATCGCGTTGTGATGGGAGTCGTAGTAGAGAAAATGGTACTTGTCCTCAAAATTCCATTCCAAGTCACTTTGACTAAACGCCCCCGAATGATGGTCGCCGGGGAGTTTGTCCCGTACTATTTCCAAGACCCCCATGGACTCTTCGCAATGGCAAGACACGTGCAAGGATTGAATGGGCCTTGCAGGGTCAAAAAGAATCAGATTGTGATGTAGTTCGAGTAAGTCGTAGAATAGACTGGTCTTGAACGTCAATTTGCTGACAGGTAACGTAGACCCTGGCACTTTGGTGAAGAGATATTCGTAGGGATTCACTAATTTAATTGCGTCTTCGATGGTACCAAGGTTTTCTGTGTCTTCCTCCAGCAATTCGCTCAGCTGGCGATGCATTTGCAAAAAATATTTCCATAACGAGTCTGATAGATACGGTGTGCGCGCACGTGGGCACGACGACGATATCACGGGAGCCACTTCGATATGGAGTTTGTTGACAATTTTTGGAATAATGTAATAGCTCATATAAAAAGAAAAATAAGAGATAGATTCTTTCTTGTTATATATAATAAATTTTATTTAAGTTTCTATTGCATTATTTGCATAATCATATCATCTAATCAGTATCCATGTCCTCCACATTCATATCCACCTCTACCATGTCTTCATTTGCGTCCACCACCACCATGTCTTCATTTGCGTCCACCATCACCATGTCTTCATTCCTTGCCTTTTTTGTTTTCAGAGATGATTCTGGTTCATTCCCTGAAGCTGCTACAAGAAGCATTTTCTTTCCCAGTCGACGTCCCCTCTTGGCTTTCGATTCCTGAGGAACAATCTCTTCGACGATGACAACATCTGGAGTGGCTGTTGCTGTGGCTTGAGGAGGTGTAGTGACCTTCTTGGTTCGCTTGGTCTTTGGTTTCTCAAAACTGGAGCTTTCGGTACTTGGCCTGGGTCGAGGTCTTTCTTCCTGTTCCAACGAGGAGGAGGAGGCAGATGACATCGTTTCTTGTCGCTGTCGAGTCATTTTCTCGTTGTATTGTTCCAAATCCACTTCGAGTTTATCGATATCCACCGTTCGCACCTTTTGAAAGACAAAGTATCTGTTGAGGAAGGAAATTTCTTTTTCGGAAGCACTCATGGAGGGAGCATCCCCAAAGAGATTGGTCGCAGAGTGCTTGCTCTGGAGGTCTTTCATCATTTGCAGGTACAACTCCTGAAACAGACCAGACGCTTCAGGCAAACCCATTTCGTTCGCTTCATTGCGTTCAATCAATCGGAACCCAAAGGTGTCCATGAGACGCTGAAGATAGCCAAAGCTGACGAGGTACTCATCAATGTCTTGGTTGATGGACTCTTGGTACACGGCTATCGCATATCCAATGCTACTGGAATTGTCTTCAAACGTGGTGTCGTCGTATCCCTTTGTGACTGCCCATATTTTCTTCCCCTCTTTGCCAGCAGGCTCATTCAACTGGATACTGTCCCCCTTCGCTTTGTTTCGCAGTTTCTTAAACAAGAGGTCACCATCATAAGTGGTGCCAATGAAATACCCATTCTCTTTGGTGCACTCTGCAACGTTCCTCAAGAATCCCAACAAGGTCGTGGGGTCTTTGAAGAAATAGTGAACTGCAAACTGACACGAGCACACATCGAATCCCCTCTCTCCTTTGCCATACTGCTTCGCAACTCCTTTGCCGAGTGTGTCCTTGGGTCCGTGTCCAAATACTGCCTTGGTAATCTGCATCGCTTTGTCGCTGCGCAATGCCGTGCCATCTCGGATATTGAGGGCGCTGTTTCCGTGCACAAAGAGCGCATCGGGGATGTGTTTATTTGTTTTGTGCATCTTCAAATAACGCACGCAGGCCCCGTCAACACGGTTTTCGAGATTGTCGGAGGACACATCAATGCCAAACACAAACGACAAGCGGGCTGCAACCCATTTAGGCAAGTCACCTCCTTTGCCGCAGGCGAGGTCAATCAAGGTATCTCCTGGTCGTGAAGCACCCGTGATAAGTATCTTCTTCACATACAAGTTGTGGAAGTTCTTCAGTGCTTCAGTATAGAGCTTGCCGGAGGGAGTGTTGTAGTAGACATCGTCGCTGACAAGGATAGGAGGGATATCAGTGCCCGTCTTCAGCATGTGTTCAGTGATGCGACCGGATGGATGTATGGATTTCCAATTTTCGTTGCACACCTTGTACGAGTTGCCAAACTCTTTCTCTCCACGCATCAGTTTGCCTGTTTTGTCGTAACGTACTCGCAAGGGAATCCACCTCCATCCTTCGCGTTCGTTCAAATCATACGCGAACTCCACAATCGTGTTGTCCCCAAATACTTCATTGTTCAACGTAAACATCTTCTTGGCTCCCGATGCATCCTCCCGCAGCATAATTTTCGCCACTCCCGCATTGGCATCGTATGGCTCAGTGGGGTAAAACCGTACTGGCAAGTAATCGTTGCGACCTGTTGTGCGGTGGTCGGTAGTATACATCTTGCCATCGATAATGTCCTGGCATGGATTCAAAAATCCGTCGTTTCGTTCACTGAATCCGCATCGTAACTCAATCGGTTTGTATTCGCTAAACTGTACGTAGGCTTTGGTGTCCATGCCATCCTCGTAGACCGGTTTCACCACATCCATGCCGGTAGGTGTTTTGACCGTGGTGACCAAGAAGTCAATGGTATTGAATTGAGGTGGCTTCCATTTGAAGGAATGTTCCCATGTGATTTTGGTTTTTGGTCCGGCTTTCCCCACCTCGCGGGACCCGACCCCATAACTGGTGTGGGTGAAAATCAACCCGTCCGTCTCGTAGTCGAACAATCCTTGCTCTTGTTTGTTGAGGATGATTTGGCAACCATCGAAAATGGACTCGTTGGAAGTCAATGGGTAGAAGCTCTTTACGTGAAAGAGCAAGGGCATGGTTGGTGGTGCCAACACCACGGATGGGTCGTCCCAACGGCTTTCCATGGTGACGGAATTGAACCAATAAGGACGCTTGTATGTATTCGAAAAGGATGCCTTCCATTGGGCACACTCGGCTTTTGACAATGGAACACACTTGGGTTGCAATGGTATCACCGACATGATGTTCAAGTCCTCTTGGATTTGTTTCAATATCGCATACCGGCTGGGGGCAGGTTTCTTCTCTGCCTTAGCGTCGACCACAAAGGGAAGCGCCCGAACGTCTTTGCTGTTATGAAAATACACGTCGAACGCTGCAAACAAGTTGATACGTTTTCCATTTCGGTCGTGAGAAATGAGTTCTCCGTCTAGCAAGCAATGGAAACATTGCTTTTTGGTCGTTTTGGTGCCAGTGAATTTGATGTCCATGCTGGTGTTTATCAAATAGATATGGCCATTGGACGCGACAAAGAGCAAGTGACGGTCACCGTCTGCCTTGTCTGTCACCACGAATTGCTGTCGAATATTCGGGATGGTGGAGTTCTCGTCTAAAGGAGCAATGTTGGTCCGTTGCAGCGTGACGGAGTTGGGGCCAAGAAAGTGCTGACTGGTCACATCGTTACCGGGTTTGTACTCCTGTCCCCAAATCATAATCATGTACTCTTGTTTTACCTTGTCTTGTTCTGGATACGATACGGGATACATGGTACCTTGCAGACCACTAAGCACGTATTTGATGACCTTGCGTAAGGCTGCCACCACGTCTTGTGCTCTAGAAAAGGGGGTACCTGGTCCGACGCGCGTGTTGTCCACCTCAATTTCAATGTCGTATGATTCGGGATTGTTGAAGACATTGGCGTCCTGCGATGTTCGTGCCGGAATGATTTGCCCGTTGGGTCCTTTCTTACCTGTTTTCACAATGCTCATGTCCACATTGACTGGATAATCGGGATGTGTGAAAGTGACACGGTTCAAATAGCGGAACACTTTGTTTGTTTTGGTCCAAATGCGTTTGAGGTCGTTCCGAACCCCCATCGGTGCGTCTTGTTCAGCTTGCAGAGAGACACGGAAATTGAACTCAGGGAATTCGGCAGGAAGAGACTCCGGTTTTTTACTCAAGAACTTTGCGGTGGTCATGACCGTAGCCAATTTGTCACCACTACGACAATATTTCTCAATCATGTCCAACCCATTGATTTCTGTACGCACCCGTTTTGACATTTGAAACTGTCCTGTCCGTCGGTCAAGGTATTCGCAGTATACGCGCAACGAAAAGAGCCCCTGGTCATCGTCTGTGGTGAAAGCGAAGGATTTCAGCAACTTGACTACATTGTCGAAGTCATTCTTGGTGAGATGTCGTATTCCTTTCGTGCCAAATTTCACTTCGAGCTCATGGGAAATGCCATCCATATGAGAATAAGGATTTGAATCCATGTAGCTCTGAACAAGCGCATCCAAGGCTTTGGCAGGGTCTTTCGGTTTCAGGAGTGACTCTGGTCGAACGCTTTCCTCCTCCAATGCGATAGCTGAGTTGCCCTGTTCCGCTTCCAGTTCCGTTTCCTCTTCCTCCATTCGTGGGTTGGTGAGGGTATCGTCTTCTGCTAAATTTTGATTCAATTGTTGGGAACTCATGGTTTTGCTTTAGTTTTTTGTTGTTATATATATGTCAGACATATTTTTTAAATCATATTTCAATTTTTTGCTATTCCTGGTGAACAGGTAGTTAAATTATGAAGATGTAGAGTAATGTTAGAAATATAGGTGCTTATATAAATTATAATACATTATAAGTTATATGACATGATTGCATGATTGCATTATTACATTATTACATTATTACATGCAATTATAAATGATGATATAGATATATGGACGGACAATCAAAAATATTGAAGAAGAAGTGCATATAACTCTTGCTTGGATTTGCCAGTGACATCAATGCCTAATTTTAGCGCAATATCACGCAATTCAGGTACTTTGTAAGAAGAAATTGCCTTCAACGGTTTGTCAAGCGACTCCAATTTGTAGAAGGATGTTTGGATTTCACGAACATCCTCCATAGAAGCATTCAGATGTAGTCCATATAACAAGGTGTTGTACCTATTGTTGGTCATTTCCTTAACAATGTGGACTACCTCCGTGTCATTGGAACGCAGCTCGTAGAACGTATTCTTACGCACAAAGAGCACGTTGATATTGTCTATTGCACATAAGGTCATCATTGTGCTGACATGCAAGAGGTCGTCGTTAGCCAAATTGCTTTCCAAATTGGTCAGGGTGTCAAGTTTCCATGCTTTTACGCGTTCCTTGTTGTCTCTCAGTCGTTGGATGCATTGGATTTTCAGTTGTTTTGCGGTCAACCCGTTTTTCACGCTGAGCATTTCGTACTTTCCCTCTCCCTTTGTCAAGAGAAAATAACACCAGAAAAGGGAGTCATGTTGCTTCGGTATAATGAAATTATCGTGTGGTCTCTTTTTGTCTTGATGGTCTTTCTGATGGTCTTTCTGATGGTCTTTCTGATGGTCTTTCTGATGGTCTTTCTGATGGTCTTTCTGATGGTCTTTCTGATGGTCTTTCTGATGGTCTTTCTGATGGTC